AGACGACAGGTTCCCGAGGGAGGTTGGGCCCCTGCACGGGTCCGGGCCGGCTGGGCGCGCGGAACTCAGGCGCTTCGAAAATGTCTGGCACGTCCGAGAGCATCGGGAACGGCCGATCGCCGCGGCGCTGTGTTTCTGCGAGCTCTTCGGTAGCAGTCATCGGTCCGGGACCGACCTCGACGTCGCTCACGCGCGGTGCCACATCACCGATGCTCGGTTCTTCCTCGCGCCCGGCGCGCAGGATGCGCTGCCGGTTCACGTCCGTCTGCACTCGAGCTTCCTCCAGCGCGCGCTGGAGCTCCGTCAGATCACGCAACCGAGAAGTGTACGGGCCCTCAACCTCGCCGCCCTCCTGCATGCGCTCCACCGGGGCGCCCTGCGGCGCCATAGCAGCGATGCCCGAGTTCTCGGTCATGTCGGTCTGGGGAGCCATGGCGCGGGCCATACCGGCGAGACCCGCCTGCGGGACGCCCGCAGCGGCGACAGCATCCTCGGCAACCGTGGTGGGCTCCGGTCCGGCCATACCGTCCGCCGCCTGCTCCATACGCGTGCGGCGCTGCAGCTCCGACAAGATCAGATACTGCGGTACGGCACCGGTCGGCATCTTCATCTCTTGGACCAGCTGGTCCTTGGAGAAGTCCTTCAGCTGCTCGCTGAGCTTGAACAGGTTCGTCATGCCGAGAGCCCCCGATAGAGACCGATCGCCCCAAGCCCGGCACCGAGCGCCTGCTGCAGCGGATTATACGGCTGGTAGCCGATCTGCGTGACCGTCGGCTCGACCGGCACGCCCCGGAGGATCGACGAGTATAGCTGGAGCTGCTGCTCCGGATAGGCCTGCTGCCGCAGGAAGTCTTCGTAGCCGATGTCGAGCTGCCGCTGGCGAAACGCCTCGTCCTGCTGACCCACAGCCTCGAGCAGCTGTGCGTTCTGGATGTCCGCGGCGCGGCCCATCTCGCCGAAGCCCGCCATCTGGGCGGCCTGCTCGGCGCTGAACCCGAGAGCCTGCAGCTGCTGAGCTCGGGCAGCCATGTCCTGCTGCGCCTGCGCCTGCTGAGTGCCGAACTGCGCCGCGCGGTCCGCTTGGAAGCCCTGCTGCGCCTGCTGGTATGCCTGCTGCATACCGCTCGCCTCGATGTTGGCCATGCGGTTGAGCAGATCCCGCTCAGCCAAGCCTTCCTGCACCGCCTGCCGGCTGCCGCCGAAGGCCCCCGCCTTCACCGCCTGTGCCGCGCGAGCACCGCCCTGCTCGTTGAACTGCCTCCGCGCCTGTTCCTTCTGCACGTCGAGGACGTTGCGGATGTAGGGGGACATGTAGGACTCGGCCTCGCCCGGGTCCGTGAACTGCCGCGTGCGGCCGAAGTCATACGGTTGCGCCTGCCCAGCGATCTGCTGCCCTTGCGCGATGTTGCCCGAGGCTACACCCATGGCTTGGGGCAGTCCGGCGATGCCGCTGCCGGCGATCTCCCGTGTCAGCTGCTGGGCCCCGAGAATATCCCCGCTGCGCCCGGCGATGCGAGCGCCCCCGTAGGGCGTGTAGCCCGTGAGCGACTGCCCCTCGGCACGCTGCAAGAGCCGCGTGAAATACGGCTCGGCGTAGTCCGGCAGGCTCGTCTGCTCGACTGTGGTTTCGGTAGGTGCGCTGCTGCCTTTACCCATCGCTCAAATCCATCTTGTATGCGATATAGTCGGGTTTCCACCCGTAGGTGCGGAGCCAGCGCTCCCAAGCCCTACGTCCGTAGCCTTGGAGTTCCGTGCAGCCGTGGTCTTTACCATAACGCGAAAAGGTCTGCTGGGCCAGAGGAAGCCACTCCCGCATCCGAGAGCCACCCATCCAGTCGATGGCCAGAGACCGGCACTGCGGGTAGGCGACGATCCGCGTCGTCATTGCGGCGATCGGCGTCTCTCCGTCCATCACAACCCAAAGGCCCATATCCCTGCGCAGCAGGGAGGCCAGAATACCGATCGTGGTATAGCGGCCGCCGGAGGCATCTATCGCCTTCTGGAGCATGGGCTCGACGTCAGACCACACAAGCTGGATCGCCTCGACGGGCACGGCGCTCATCTGCAGTGTGGTGACGGAGTCCTTCATGCGGGCAACAGGCCTCCGACGGCCACCTGTGCGGGCTGCTCGGTTTTCCCGGTCCGAGCCTCTCGCACCCTCGACATCATCCGCTCGAGCTCGGCGGCGCCAGCGTCGCTGGAGCCGTTACCGAGACCGCTGACCACGTCAGCCGGGACGATGAACTCCCCATCGCTCAGCAGCACATCTTGGCTGCCGTCATCCATCTGGGCCGGCACAAGGTCATCCATGCCGTCGCCCGGGCCGCGGATCTGACCCTCCATGTCGCCGCCGCGCGGGTTGCGCCCTTGGCGCACATCATCGACCAGACGACGCAGCGCGTCTTCCCCGAAGGTTTGGAGGAACTGACCCAGCACGACCGCGGCCTGTTGCTCCGGCAGCTCGCCGCGCACAGCGCGGATCGCCTCGCGGACGACGTCCTTGTCGTTCATCTGGGGCGCAGCGGGTGCCATACCGGGCATCCCGCCCATGTCGGCGATACCGCCAGCCTGCATGCGCACCGCGGTGTTCATGCCCGTGGGGCGGTAGACCATGCCGCCTTGGGCGTAGGTCGACGGCACCGGGTAGGGGTTGAAGTAGGTGAACTCCGGGTCGAGGCCCGGGCGGAACCCCGCCGGCGGGGTGTACATCTGACGGTCCGCAGGGTCAGCCTGTGGTCGTTCCACCTTGTTGGCGTTCGGGTCCTCCATGGGCGGCAGCGCCGAGGCACCAGCGAGCGCCGTACCCAGACCCGCCCCGGTCAGCGTGCCTTGCTGCAGACCTGACACGAGCCCCTGAGACAGAGGCGTTCCCGCGGGCATCGGGGTGCCGGCCGTCAGACCCGGCTGCATGTTCTGGAAGAGACTCCCCATAATCCCCGGCTGGGCCGCGGCTTGCCCCGCGCCCGCCGCTGCGCTCTGCATGGCCGCTTTTGCGGCCAACTCCTTCGCCGCGGCTCCGCCTGCTCCACCCGTAGCTGCGGCTGCAGCGCCTGCTCCGCCCATCTGCTGCGCCAGAGCGCCGCCGATGCCGCCCATGAGGCCCGCGGTCAGGCCGGTCTTGATACCCTCGCCGATGTCGCCCGTCTGAATGGCCTGCCCGATGCCCGCACCGAGGGAGCCCGCGATGAGGGGGCTAAGCGTACCGAGCACACCCGCACCAGCCGCGGCCGAGCCAAGAACGCTGAGAAGGAAAGGAAGAGCCATTGGCACACTCCGCGATGTTTCACTGGACTATATCATGCAGCATTGGTGTTGTAACCCCATCAGAGCTGCAGCTGTGAGACGTTTACTAGGACCGACGGCGCATCGGGCGCAAAACCTAGGCTAGTGATCGCGCTCAAGGACACGTCCGTGCTGTCGGCCGCCCAGTAGAGTTCGACATACTGCGACGCCTCCAGCGAGATCGTGTAGTTCAGCGCAATAGGGCTCCTGCCGCTGTTCAGGGTGACCGTAATCGCCCGCGTGGTGTCGTCTACATCCGCGCCGTCTTGGCGCAGCCAGAAATAGATAGTCTTGGCGCTGGAGCTGCTAGAGGTGAGCTGCAGGGATACGTCGATGTTGTAGAACCCCGCCTGCGCCGCAGTGAGCCGCGATCCGCTCGACAGGGAGATGCCGTTAGACGACAGTGTGTTGCTCAATGTGACGGCCGTGGCCGTGTTGATCGCCGACAGCGTCTGGGTGCTGGTCGAGTCAAACGACCCATAGTCGAGTCCCATCGGAATCGTCGGCCGCACGAGAATCTCGCCGGCCGTGGCGTCCACGGTAAGTACGGCGGCCACCACGATCACGACGTTCGGCGCCGTCGGCCGCACGTTCGTCAAGCCGCCTGCCGTTGTCGGCGAAGCGTACAGGATATCCCCGATGCTCCACGTCTCCGCGCCGGGGCCGGTTGTATCGAGACCACGCACCTTGCCGTAGGTTGTCACCATGCCGGTGTCGCCGTCGGCCATATCAAACGTCGCCACGCCGACAAAATACAGCTCCGGGAACGAGCCGTCGGCGATGTACGGCGCGACCTTGATCTCGCCGTTGACGCCCGCAAAGCCCACAACCGTCCCGTTGGGGATAGCACTGCCCGTGTCGTTCGTCGCGCGCATGTACTGCTCGATGCCGAGCTGCTGAACCACGCCGTTTAGGTGCGACAGGTCCAGCGTGTCCTCCGCACTGTTGTAGGTCAGAACGCCCGTCGCCGTCGCGTCGCCGGTCGGCGTGAGCGTAAGAGACGTCGCACGCCATGGGCCGGGCGTGTTCATCTGCTGGGCGTAGTTTGCGAAGGCCCGCGTCACCTCGGCCAGATACTGCGGGTTGTAGTCCAGCGGTGGGATCGGGAAGTATGGGATAGGGACGCTGCGAGACATCAGCGGGTACCGTCAGTTCGCACGTTCAAGCGCGGCGTGCCCAGCCGCCACGCGGTGTTGCGCTCATTGGACTCGATCCTGATCGACATGGACCGGCCGCGCAGTCGGATGTCGATGTCGCGGGTGAACTTCTCCACGGGCACGGTCGCTGAGCGCGTGACCGGATTGTCCTCTTCCTTGGCGAGATAGCCGTCGCCCGGCCAGTTTCTGGCCTTGAGCGTCATGGTCACCGACGGCGTGCCCGTCGAGCTCCGGAACGTGATATCCGGGATGAGCTGGCTGGCGAACATGTAGCGGTCGCCCTCGCCCATATCGACAGGGCTGGACTCGATGTAGGCATGGATCGCGCTGGACGGGTTGGTGCTCCCGTCGTTGATCCCGCTCTCGTGGTAGTAGAGGTAGCCGTCCGGTGCCGCACCGATGCTGTAGCCGAAGATGCCGCGCTGCTGCCATGCGGTGCGCGCGAGAGTGCCGTAATACCAGATGTTCTGGGCGTAGTTGTAGACGACATAGCTGTCGTTTTCGGAGCCGTCGACGGACTGGTAGAACCACCAGACCTCGGAATGCTCGCTGTTGTGCGCCGCGGTGATCTTCTGTGCTTGTGCGATGTCCAGACGGCTGAACACGTATTCCCGGACAGAGCAGGGTATCTTCTGCACCCGGCCGTCATAGAGGTAAAAGTCGCCCTCACCCATCCAAAACACGGAGTCGTTCACGGCGACGGCGGCCTGCGGCCCGGCGATCGTGATGTTCACCGACAACTCAGTCAGACCGAACGTGAACGGAGCCCCGATATACTGCATCGCGTGCAAGGATACGTCTGTGAACACGAGCACCTGCTGGCGGGTTTTGACCGCCGTGACGATACCGCTCCCCGAACTGATCCGCAGGCTGCCGGCGGTGTTGTCGGCCCGGGTCTCCCAGTCCGTGATGTCTTCCTGCGCCGAGAAGCGGATGAGCAGGGGGTCTTGCGTGCCGATACTGAACTCATCGTCGCAGCCGAAGGCGAGCGCGTGGCGGTCTCGGTCCGACGTCATGACGACACGCGCCACCGTGGGGGCCTTGTTGGCCCCGGAGAGATCCTCGAGCGCCCCGCCGCGCACTGCAGTGCCGGTTGTCGCATCCCAGTAGAATACCGCCCCGTTGCGTACGCAGAAGAACAAGTCCTCGCCGTAGTTGTCGGCCGACCAGAGCCGGAGCTGCGCTCCGGGGATCGACGTGTCCGCGGCAGACCCCCAGCCTCCCGCGCTCCAAGGGTCCGCGCCCCAGCCGTCTCCGAAGGCTGCGCTCTCAAGGCCGGTGTTGATCTGGTACTCGCCGACGACCGCGCCGCCTCCGTTACCAGTGTCAGAGGCGTTGGCCGCCACATCGAGCTCGATCTCGTAGCTGTCGGCGTTCACGATGCGCGTAATCTGGTGCTCGGCGTTGAGCACCGTGGCCGTGACCGTGCCACCCAGACTGACCGCACCACTGAAGGTCACAAAGTCATTTAGCAGGGCCCCATGCCCTGTGTCAGATACCGTGAGAGTTGTCGACCCGTCGGTCGCACTGAAGGTCACGTCGCCGGCGGCGGTCGTGGCGCGGATGGGTGTGATATCGAAGAGCGCAGTGCCTCGCACGAGGTAATGCTTGAGGTCGGTGCCCACCGAGACATAGCTCTCGTTTGCCAACGTGTTCCACGTATGCAGATTTCGGCAGGTGCCGAGAAACGTGGACGCGGTAAACCGCTCCCAACCACCGATGGTTTCGGGGAAGCCTGAGCGGAAGCGGATCTTGTCACAGTCCTGCCAGCCGCCCTCGTTGGTGTGCGAGGTCGTCTCCCGGTTAATGCCCGGACGGAACTGCAGCTTGGTCAGAGCCATCGGTGGCACCTCTCTTCACCCGGGCGGCGGTCTCCAGCAGCTCAGCCGCGCGCCGCACGTCTGCGTGGAACCATACCTCGCAATGCCGCTCTTCGCCACGCAAAACCCAGAACACCCAGTCGATGAACCGCTCAGCCCGCCGCCAGCCGTCCATATGAACCCGCGCGGAGAAGGTCATGTCCGCCACGCCCCCGCAGACCACGTTGATGAGACGTGACCCGACCGAGAAGAGTTCGTGGAGGGGGTGGGGCATGGGGCGATTAAGTCTCTGGCAGTCCGTCTACGGCGCGTCGCCGGGCGGGGCTTCAAGCCCCATGAAACGAAAAAACTCAGCGACATCGCTACGATCCTTCGCGGCTTGAAGTAGGGCCGTGTGGTCCACGCCGTTTTTCACGAAGTCCCGGAAGTCGATACCGTAGTCATCGCAAAGATCTCGGGTGCACTTCACGCTATGCTTCTCGATCCCGTGTTGGCGGAGATGGTCAGGTGTTATCAGCATACCAGCTCCTTACAAGATCTCGGGCTGCCAGCCACTCCTCTCGGGTGGCCTCCCCCGCTTGAAATTTCATGAAAATCGGGTCAGCTAACTCACGCATATCGCGCTGCATCGCTTCCTTCCGTTCACGTTCTCGTCTCCGATGGACGGCCAGCTTCTGTTCTGCGGTCATCTCTACAGCGGTTCGGCGCTTCGTCCACTTACCATTCACATCTTTGCTGATAAACCAATCACCATGTATTTGGGTGTCGGTGTCGATTGGGTCTTTTACAACCTCGCATGGGAAAACATTGAATGCGGACAAGCGCTCATTGCGAAGGCTCTCGTCTTGTATTGACGCAAAATCCGGCGGGCTGACGTTTGCGGCCATTAGCTTTTTTGAAAGCTCTCGCAGCGAGATTGTGGTTGGTTCCCCGCTTTCATGGATGTATACGTATTCTTTGCTCATTTCTACCTCCAACTTGCCGACGCCATCATGTGATTACCGCCGCTGTTTGAAGTTATCGAATAGGACGCGTTATCTGCGGAAATAAGCCCCGCCCCGCCAGACGTGCGGTTGGCTAGGTCGTATTCCTCTGTGATGTTTGTCCAAGTGTATGGGGTTGCGGCGATTGACCCAGCGGCGGAGACAACCACCCCACCTTCTGTGACGGAGAGGGAGTGCGTTAACGGGCTTGAGCCAGCGGACGCATTAGTGTCCTCGGGGGTCGAGCTATCCAAATCGTAAAGAGAAATGGTAGAGTAGTAACGATTATCCATTTTCCCACCGTAGGTTATATCTAAGGTGGCGCTAGTTCCTGTAGGCACAACTCCGTATAGGAGCCTAATTGCGGAATTTCCTTGGGTTGTCGTTGGCCCGACAGTTAGAGTCACCCCGCCGAGGGTCGCCGCTGAGATCGTAGACGGAGACCTGCCCGAATCAACTTCCACGTCAGCAACAACAACTAACCTGTCTGACGCTGGAGTTCCTATGTCTATGTTGATAGACACACTGTTGCCACCGCCACTACCACTGCCTCCAAATTCATAGGATACCACCGCTCTTTTTCCACCCATAATCAGTCCGGGGGTTGGGAAGATCAGCCCTGCCATATTACGCCCCGTTGCTCGCAAAGCCGTAGAGGGTGGTTCCCACCTTCCAGACTGTGATGACCGTGTCTCCGGTCGTCCGGAGAACCGGTACCGAACCGTCATCACTAATCCACGTGATCGTCGGCCACGCGATCGTAAAGGCAGAGCCGTCATCTACGTGCAGGATCACGCTCTCTCCGTCTACGAGGTTGTCAGTGACCGCAGTGACGTTGCCCGTCAGTGTAATCTCCTGCAGCAGTCCGTTGGCCGGATCGAGCGTCACCGCACCCGTCCAGTTTGCTGTTTCGGTGTCAATGGTCAGGCCGTCTTGCAGAACCGCGGCGGTCAGCGTCTTGTTCGTCAGAGTTTGCGCCCCCGCCTCGGTCACGAGCGTGCCTGTCACACCGCCAAGCAGGTTCAACTCAGCTGCCGTCGCCGTCAGTGTGTTGTAGTCCGTCAGCGTCCACGTCACGCCGTCGAGGATGTTCAGCTCGGCCGTGGTCGCCGTCACCCCATCGAGGATGTTCAGCTCGGCCGTGGTCGCCGTCACCCCGTCGAGGATGTTCAGCTCTGCCGTGTCCAGAGTGGCGCCGTCGAGGATGTTCAGCTCGGACGCGTCCGCCGTAATGCCGAAGTCGCCAAGCGCGAGCGCGGTGACCGCGAGGTCCGCGGTGAGGTCCACAACAGCCGCACCGGAACCTGCCCCGTCGCAGTAGATGATTGCCGTCTTGCCGTCCGCAACGGTGACGTTGCCCCCGGAACCTTGGCTCAGCACGACGTTCTCGCCAGAGTCGTTTTTGACGATATAGGTGCGCTGAGCATCGTTCGGCGAGATCGTGACCGTGTTGGTCCCCGAGGGGGAGCCACCGAACACCAGAACGCCATACTGGCCGTCCGAGAGGATGCCGTCGGAGATCGTCAGGGTATGCGTCGTCCCCGAAAGCGCAATCGCCCCCGCTTGGGACACCATGCGGTCGATGATCTGCAGGTTGGTGTTCGTCGTGCCGCCCCACGTGCCGGACTGTTCACCGTCGCCGATGAGCTCCACGCCGCTCTTAGTAAATGTACTGGGCATCGCTGCCTCCTACGGCTGCCACCCGCAGATCCGGGCACCTATTTCGTTGTGCAGGAGTATCTGCCTGCCAGTCTCATCGGTCAATACGTCCGCCTGCGACGGCCGGATCGGCGTGGCCCAATCACACGACTGGCTAGTCACGCATCCAGCGAGACAGAGCGTCGCGGCGCTCATCAGCGCCCATGTCGTTAACCTCATCCTCGACCTCCTGCGCCTCGCGCATCGCTTCGACCCTACGCCGGGTCTCTTTGGCCTCCGCCGCCTGCCCGCCGTCGCGCCGCCCAGCGAGGTAGATGCCTACGAACGCAAGAACAGCTGCACCTGCAGCCGCGAGCCAGAGCTTGATCCGGGAGATCATGTGGTCCATCCGCGATTTTTCGCGAGCGTGTAGGCTGCCTCGACCGCGGCCCCGATGCCCATGGCGACATAGAACACGATGTCCGGATCGCCCGCGAGCAAGTCGCCAGCCTCCATGCCGACCACGCCGCCGACGATGTAGCGCAGGGCGATGCGTGCGAGCGGGGCCCACGTCATGCGTTCCCCCGGAAGATCTTGAGAAACGCCGCGATGATCGCAGCGATCGGGTTGGGCTTGGCGGGCGCCGTGGTCGGTGCGGGCGCGGCCCCCAGCCACTCCTGAACGTCAAAGGCGGGGCAGCCCTTGCCGGGATCGACCTCGTTGTGGCCTAGCACCTGCAGCTCGCGGCCCGCGGCGCGGTTGATCTTGGCGATGGTCTCGCGCAGCCAGCGGTCCTGCTCCGGGGTGAAGTGGTCCTCGAAGGCGTCGGTACGCGCACCCCAGCGCCCGTCAGGCCAGCGCCCGCCCGCGAGGGCGAGGTGGATTGTGTCGCTGTTGTGCCCCCGCGCCCCGGCGCCGGTGTCGTCGAAGGTGTTGCCGTCGTTGTTCAGGTCGCGGCCCGGCGCACCGTGGCCGTCGTAGTCCCCGATCTCGGCGTAGGCGATGTCGCTCCACCCGCGGTCGCGGGTGTGCCACAGCCTGACTTCAGCAACCATCTGCTCGGCGGTCTTGCCCTGCCCCCAGCTCGGCGGCGTGGCGAGGCAGTGGATCATGATCTTCTTCTTGTGCGCGGGAACCTTCATCGTCTCATCCTCCCCTGTAGGTGTCGGTCTGAGAGCGCCGGGCGAGGCCGCCAAGCCCCTGCAGGGCCTCCTGATACTTCTTCTCGTAGAACTGCATGACGTCCGCGTCGCCCTTCATGAAGGTGTAGGCTTCCGTCAGGGCACCGTAGAGCAGCACCTGCTCGGCGTTCTCGCCAAGCCACGATGTGCCCGCGGTCACGATAGACTCAGGGTCGTAATAGTAATGCAACGCCACGGAATACCCGCTGTCCGGCGTCGGTCCGAAGATGAAGCGCCCCTCGCTGCTCGAGGTGTCGCCATCGTACTGGGCGTAGTATCGCGGCAGACCCGTGGTCGTCGGGTCCGGAAAGGCTTCGCGGACGAAGTCCACGTCCTTCTCGAGCAGGTAGTAATAATTCCCGTCGCCGTCGATGACAGCCATGGAGAAGGGCGACAGGAAGTCGGCCGGCCGGTCCAGTAGCTGAGTGCCGCTGACAGCCGTGAGCGTCGTGTGCTTGCGGAGCTCGGGCAGGAGGATGGAGCGGAAGATTCGCTCCTCTGTTTGCCGGACGAACGTCGGGATTTGCGAGACGAATGTCGCCTCGTCATTCTCCGCGTAGTCGCGGATCGCCTGTGTGAGTTCCGCGTAGTTCAAAACTGTCGCACCTTCAGCCCGTTATCTCGTATCCAGTTGGCAAATGTGGAGTTACTTATACCCACAACCTTGCACGCGTCCTTTCTATACATCCCGCCAAGCACAAGAACCCACGCCTTTTGACACAGCGGTTCGTATATCTTGGCACGGTTCTCTGCGTGCCTTTCAGTGGTTTTTTTCGAGATCTTTCTGCGCGCGCCGGCCTGACTGCTGCCACTTTTGAAGGTCCTATTACTATACATACCGGGCTTTTTACGTAAGTTATAGTCGCCCATCCTAACCGTTAGCGCGTGTTCCCAGCAGTCTCGGTCTGGTGTATCGCAAACGAGCATGGGCTCGCAAACGAAAGCGTTTGCCCCGTAGGTGTTCCATGCCTTTTGCAACGCGGTCGAAGGGTGGGTCCCTCTACTTAGGTGGCGCAGGTGGTAGCCAAGCCTGTGGCGGGGTCTTGTGGTGGAGCCGATGTAGCAGTTCCCCGAGTCTACGTGCCTAATAGCGTATACTAGGCACTCGCTCTCCGGCATCTTTTGGGCGTTTAGATACTCCATCACGAGGACTTATACTTGCCGCCGCGCGACGCAGCGCCCATGCCACGGCACATGCCGCCTTTGGCTTTCTTTTCAGTCTTGCGGCGTCGGCTCTTATCCCCAGCGGTCCCGGGGAACGGCCCCACACCCTGAGAAGCGGCGTTGGACCGCTCCAGCCCCTGCCGTTCTTCCGTAGACATGCCCCTCGGAGACGTTGCCATACGACGACGGGTTTCAGCCTGCCGCCGTTGCGCAGTGGCCGAACGGTTGGCCCCTCCCCCGGCCATCTTCTTGACCTTCCCGCCGGACTTCATGCCGGCTTCCATCTCACGACGGGTCATGTCGCCGCGCCGTGCTGCGCGGTTGCCGCGCTCACCTGCTTCCCGCTCTTCGCGGGTCGACGGACGCGGACGGGGCCGCATGGATTTGCTCGGTGCTCGTGCCATAGTGGCCTCCTATCTTGCCCTCACTCGGGCCAATCTACGCCTATGTTTACCTGATCTGTGAGCTCACGACTAGCCTCAAGGCCAGTGTCGGGGCGCGGGTCGCGCAGCGACTGCGGATCAACCACGCGCACGCGGCCGAGAAAGTTCTGGGGGTGGTCCGGGTCGACCATGTCCTTGCCGATGCGCATCCCGGTGCGCTTGCCGTCCTTGTACTCCCAGACAAGATCTTTCAGGGGGTAGCGAAAGCCCGTGCGGTCGCAGATTCCCAGCGCGTGTTTACCCTTTGCGTAGGCGACCATCAGTAGCCCCCCATCGGTGTGAGATACCACGACGCCCGGTCCGAGTCCTCGGCCGCGGCACGCTGGAACTGCTCCTCGTATTCCGCCTTCAGCGGCTGCGCCCGGGCGGCAGCCTCGGGCTTCTTCATGGCGATGTGGAACGCCAGCCCCGACACGAGGGCCGGGATGAACCGCGGCGGGATCGCCGCCGAGCCAGAGATGCCCGAGCTGAGCCCGTCGATACCCTTCAGGCGGTAGTAGAACAGCGAGTAATCGGCGCTGTCCGGCACGGGCCACAGGGTGGCGCGCACGTCGCCTGCGCGGCGCTCGACATAGATCTGCGTCGGCCGCCCTCGGGTGTTCTTGTTGGTCTGCTGAGCGTATGTCGCGACCCCGACGCGCATGAGCGCCGTGTCGATCTGGTTCACGCCCGTCCCCTCACGCAGCTGGTGTTCGACGAGGTCGATCGTGTCCGTGGGCAGTGTGTATGTCGCCGTCCCCACGACGAGCGGCGTGGAGCCAGAGTCGATCGTGAAGAGGTTCAGGCCCCGGTTCTGCCACTCCAGCGTCAGCAGGTTGAGGCTGCGCCGCACGGTACGCAGGTCGTAGCCAGTGCGCATCTCGAGCCCGGCCCGCTCGAAGGCCTCCTCGAAGAGCTCAGACAGATCGGGGGTGACGACGGCCATCACATACCTCCAAGCCCGCGTTTCCGCGGATCATACGATGCGTAGTAGCTGCCCGGCACGAAAGCGTTCGTCATGCCCGGCTTCACCATGCCACCCGCAGCCATGGCCATCGGGTACCCCATCTGGGCCGCCGCCATCAGGTCGTTGTACGACCGATAGTAGGGGGTCGGCGTCACGGGTGTCACGGGTACCCCGGGCGGCAGCGCCCCGGTGGGCGGGATGTACGGAGGGTTGACCGGAGCCTGCCCCGGCGGGACGTACTCGCCGCCCTTACCTTTGCCGGGAAGCCCCTCGGTGGGGTTCGTTGCCTCAGCGCGGTCGCTCTTATCTTCGCTGTTGTCAGCAGCCCACTCGTCGAAGTTGAAGCTGCCGTCCTCGTTGCGGTAGCCCTCGTTGGCCGGGAAAACCCCGCCCTCTCCGAACACTGGACGCTCGCCGGTCAAGACGTCGCCGACGTTGCGGACGGCATTCTGGATACCGCCGATCACCGGGCCGACGCCCGGGATACCCACGGCTGCGGGTACCGGCTGCGCCGCAGGCGCGATGTTCTGGGGCTGCATAACCGGCGCAGGCGTAGCCGCGGGAGTTGACGGGGGCTGTTGGGTAACGGTGGTCGTGGGCTGCGGTGTCGGGGTGGGCGCAGCGGGGCTCTGCATGCCCGGGGGGACCGGGGTGGGGATAGGTGCTGCGGGGGCAGGTGCCCCCATACCCGGCGGAACGGGCGCAGGCATCGGCGTGGAAGCAAAATCCACTTGCGTGGGGGCAGACCCAGCCATGCCGGGCGCGAGTTGAGGTTGGGCCATCATCCCCGGCGGAGGCTGCATCGGGGCAACCGCTTCAGGGGCGCCACCCATCGTGGGCGGTGACATCGCAGGCATCGCCCCGAAATACCCCTCCATGAACGGGTCGCTCTGCGTAGCCGCGGGCGTCGAGGGGTCAAAACTCGGCAGTGCGCCCACCTGCGGGGGCACCATCACCGGGCGGAACCGCGACGCTACCAGAGCGGACTCGCCGCCCGGCACACCGGGCAAAGACGTATCTCCGGGGTAATACTGCGGCGCGGACGACATGTAGCCGGCCGCGGAGTTCGTATCCATAGCCGCCGGCGCCATGCGCGGCGGGGGGAGAGTGAAGTAGTTCGGGTCCTCGATGTAGGTCGCCGGCGTCATACCCCGGGGCGGCAGAGCGCCCGGCATGGCAAAGAAGTTCGGGTCCTCAATGTAGGTAGCTGGTGTCATACCGACACCGCCCGGGCTCACGGCTTCGCCACCGTACTGCCCCACGACGTTACCCGCGGCGTCGTACATGGAGGTCTGGCCGAACGACCGCACGCCCCCCATCAGCTTGTCGCGTGCGAGCTGGCCCCCGCCCGACGGCGTCGGTGCCGCAGGCATACCCGGAAGGCCCGGCAGGCCGGCAATGCCCCGTTGCGTCAGGATCTGCTGCACGAGGGCTGCGTCGTCCGCGCCGCCCTTCGGGGATACCGCACGCGTGCCGCCGGTGCTGCTCGCGCCGGTGGACGTTACCTTGGTGCGGCCCTCGCCAGAGGAGATCGACTTCGGCCGAGCCGGGCTCGAGCTGCGCCCGTCGCCAGAGGAGATGGATTTCGTCTTAGACGAACTCCGGCTGCGGGATTCGCCCTCACCGGAGGAGATCGAGCTGTTGAACGACTTCTGAGCCGCGGACGCGGTGGCCGCAGCGGACGGCGACTTGGTCCGCGAACCCGAGCTGGTGCCGCCCGGGCTCTTGCTGCTCGACGAGCTCGAGTTGTTGAACGACTTCTGGGCCGCGGATGCGGTGGCCGCAGCGGATGCCGACTTTTCCCGCGAACCCGAGCTGGTGCCGCCGGGGTTCTTGTCAGGCTTGCTCGACGACTTCGACGTGGCCATCTACTTACTCCTGCGGTGCCGCGCGGTCTTGCGGGCGATCTTCTCGGGCTGGCGGACGTGCTGCTTACCCTTCTTCGTGCCCTCCCGCTTGGCACGCGTCGTGGCAGCATATTCTGCAGGGGATAATGCCTTAATCGCCTTCTCGGGTAAATAGCGCTCCCCAGTGGCCTTCGGACCCTGCGTCGACGGCTTGCCGGACCGCGTGCGCCACTTCTGCTTCGTCCAGTTTGACAGGCTCTTCTGACTGGGTTTCTTAGCCATCAGTCCCCATAGCTCCCAAAATCTTCTAAATAATCTAAAGCGTTTTTAAGTACAGTTGGGCTATCTTTAAACATCCCTAGTGCACGGTTGCACTGTCGGCATAGCACGCCGCGAAACTCCCCGGTTTCGTGGTTGTGGTCGATAGCGCTATCTATAAGCGTTATCTCTTGCCGGCATATTGCACAGCAGCACTCTTGGCGTTCGAACCTATCAACAAGTTGTTCAGGGGTTATACCCCGCCGGGCGCAACGCTTTGCGAGTGTCCAAGTATCTTTTTCGCGGTATTCCCGAACCCTATCTGGGTTATTTTCTGTCCAGCGACGGTGCTCCTTGTACATACACGAGTTGCACCGACTTTTTAGCAAGTGCTTCTGCGCTCCGCCCCGGTTTCGGAACGCGGTGATCGGTTTCTCCTCGCCGCACATAGTGCACACTTTAGTCTCTGTACCCACCACCGGCCTCCTTGTATTTTTTAGCCAGCAGCTGAGCTTTTCTCCCGCTCCACTGCCCCGGTTTACCGCCTTTGCCGCCTGCCTTGATCTCCTCGAACATGCGCTTGCGCATACCGGGCTTGGTGTAGTTGCCAGCCTCGTTCACACGGCTCTTGGTCTTGCCCCCGGCGGCCTTGCGCTCGGTGCTGCGGTACCCGCTGGCGTAGGCAGCGCGCCCCTGCCGCTCCGCGGCGGCGCGGGTCTTGTAGACCTTGCCCTTGCTACCCCACTGGTAGCCTCCGGGGACCTTACGGACTGGCATGGCGTCTCCTAGCAGTTCCAAGCCCGCAGGCTCTTGTTGATCCGGCTGTTCGGGTCGTTGCGGGTCTTGGCCGAGGTGTTCTTGGCCTTCATACCCTTCATCCGCGCACAGAAGCTCTTGCGGCGCGCAGCGTCCTTCTTGGTCTTCGGGTTCGGCGCAGGGGGTTTGAGGTTCATACCCTCCTTCTTGGCGGAGGCCCGCCCCTTGGCGTTGAGCCCGCCCTTGGGGTTCTTCCCCTCCTTACGCTGCCACGCACCGGTTTTTGGTTTCTTGGCCATCACTGACCTACCTTAGCGATCAGGGCTTTTATGTCGTCGCGTATCTCAGCGAGCATCTTGTTGGTGTCCTCGCGCGCCTCCTTCGAGGCTTGGATGTCTTCTTTGCGCTGGTTCCAGAGCCGCTTGATCTCTTTGGTGTTGTCCATAGCGCGCGCCTCAAGACGGACCAGCCACGCCACAAGAGCGATGAAGCCCACCACGACTGGCCAGAATTGAAGGATCAGTTCCACGTCAAATCTCCATCGGTATCGCTTGCAGGCCCATCGCTGCGAGGGCGTCAGTCCCCTTCATGCCGACCACGGCGACGATCTTGGTCCCGTCGATCTGCGGCACAGGGTTGTCAGGCATCTCGCCGGTTTCGGGGTCAGGTGTGGCAGGCATCCAGACATTCCCCCGCAGCATGTCATGCGCGCGGTTAGCCCCAGCCATGTTGATGGCGTAGTTCCCATCCTCGTCAGGCACGTCCTGCGCGGGGCGCTGGAGGTCAGCGTATTGCAGCGAAGCCAGCATCATGTCGATTGCCGTCTGAAAGGCAGGCGTAGACAGGACACGGTAGAGATTGCCCTGCGCATCCTGATACTGGGCGGAGAATGTATCCATCAGCTCAGAGGCCGACTGGCCCACGCTCATGCCATGCACAAGGCGCATCTGGATCGCGTCAGTGCGCGAGGCTTCGGGGCAGGCTACGGTGAGGATAGGCATTATCCCATCCTCTCAAAGTTCACAGTGCCCTTGAAAAGGCCACCGCATTTGTTTGAACCGGGATAGCCCACACCATCATACCATTTGCCAGCGCCATAGACTTGATAACGGACGTTGTAGCTGCCGTCCTCGTTCTTGCTGACGATTTCGCAGTTGTCCATGTCAGCAGGAAAGCCGACAATCCACTTTGCTTTTTCGCCGGGGGAAAACTCAAGTTGCTCGGTCATAGCGTGACGCCGCTCCTGTCTGCGAGGAAGGTTTCAGTGTCGGAGATTTCTTGGGCGGTGGAGGTAGCGAATCGGAGAATCAGGCCGTAGATGCGACCGTCCAAAAATCTAGCGCTGCCAGTGTTAGCTGCCCCTATTGTAACGCTACCACCGATAGGAAGTTCGTTGTAAGAACCACTCAACAGAGAAGAGCCGTTTACTCTAAATTGCCCCCCGGACGCATAAACTAGTGCAGACAAAACGTTTTCTGTTTCTGTGTTGATATCCACGTCTCGCCAATCACCATCAAAAAATCCAGCGTAGCCGTTTTGGGATGCAGGTAGCCCTAGTATCAGACGACCACTCTCAATGTCGATAACATACGCTCGATTGGTTGACTCACCAGAGTCGGCTTTTGCGCCTAAAAAAATAGAAACTGGCCCAGCGGGGTTTGAAATTGACAAGTCAAAATGATCATCCACCCCGTCGAAGTCGAGATACCAGAGGCTATCCACGCCCGCCTCGGTCACGTCATACTCGGAGGCTACCTTTTGGTAGGCGGTGGCGGTGGAGCCTTCTTCGAGTTGTGCGCCCCAGATGTAGATGCCGCCGCTATCGGTCACTGTGACGGAATTGTCCGCATCTGCTAGGTATACGGTTACGACAGAACCAGCCGCATCTGCCACAGAGCAGCGATACCAGCCATCGCCTTCGTCGCTAATTGCAGCCGTATGGCTGGCATTTGTTGTCCCGACAGCGCCCGTCGAAATGTCAAACCAAGTGCGCCTTGGACTACCTCCCGCCTGAGTTTGCAAAAATACCCAATTTTTGCCGTTTGGCTTTACATACACAGAAAACGTCTGAGCAGAACTCCAAGAGATAGTTCTTTCAACTAGCCCGCTACTTGTTTCCCCAGATGCCTGTTGAAAGTCCTCAGCAGTTGTAGTTCCGTCAGGTGCAGTTGCCGCGTTTGCCGTAATTGTTGACCGAAGTTTGCTCCAATACGCATTATCAAACTCTTCCGTCCGTTCCAGCAGGTTCCGCCGCCCGCCGCTCGGCACACGGGCAAGGACAGGCCGCGCTGCTGCTGTCGTTTGCACAGCGTGGTTGCCGGGGAGTTCGCGGACGGAGATGTTGTCTACTTCAATGTAATCTCCAGGGTCTCCGCTAATTTCCGCATAAATCCGAATATGAAGTTCTTCTGTTGTGGCCACAAAAACGCCAGAAAAAGAACCTACATTCGACCCAATAATGTAAGAAGATGAATTATTTGACGATCCCATTTGTAGCCGGGAATTTATACCTTCGATAGCGGTAATATCAAAACTATAAAAATATGTTTTACCAACTTCGACTGTTATTGGGCCTTGCTTTGCAAACCCATTGGCGTCCGTGCTGGTGACTCGCATAGCGCCAGAACTTATACTGGTTGTCGCCCTTGTAGCAGTCCACCCACTCACATCCGTATCAAACGTCCCATTCGTGACCAGTTCACTCCCCAGCCCCGTAAAGCTGCCACCCGAATACCCAGCACCTTGGCTTGTATCGAGTTGGAACCCGACAGTATCTCCAGCCCCTGCGGGCGTGAGGTCAGTCGTGGACAGGAAAGAGGTCGTCGGCCCCGGCAGGAACAGAGCGCCTTCCTCGCCCGCTGCGAACAGCGATACCGGATTGAAAGCGGCTGCGGCCGTGGCGGCCTTCAGCCGGCTGACCAGAGACATGCCTATACCGACAAACATGGGCGACCCTCAGTAGAGCGCGACGATGTCCGTCGCGGTAGTGTCAGTGCTGTACACCCGAACAACTTGGATCGGCAGCAGGGTGCCTGCCGCCACACCGGCGAAAGTGATCGCCGTGCCGTTCTCGGCCATGTCGACCTTCACGTCCCCAGCTCCGCCCACGAAGATCCCACGGGTCGGTTTCAGAGCTGTGGAGTCCGACGGCGTGACAGCCTCGGCGCTGTGCGCCGAGACCGTAGCATCAGAGGTGCGATATGCGGGCATCACTCATCCCCCTCCTTGGGAGCAGGCTTGCGCGGCGGCTTGACCGCCTTCACGGGCTTGGGGTTCAGCTTACCCATATCAGCTCACCGTGGCAGAGAAGGGCGTCGCTTCGGTGCCCGTAGCCGCACCAGTGATCTTGACCGCCCAGAGGTTGGCCGCCACGTCCTGCAGCTCGACAACCGCACCGAGGATGCCGCCAGTGGTGCCGCCGTTGAAGGTGATCGTGTCGGAATCCGCAGCCGTCTCAAAGATCGAAGCCGAGTTGTCCGTGTCATTCGCCACGATGGCAACACCCGCCATCACGTCCGTCGCGTCCGCGACCTTGATCGTGGTCGAATTCGACGTGATGGTCGTCTTGACGAAAAACTTGTAGGTGCTGCCCGAGCCAATGGCAGCAGGGAGCGTCAGGGCTTGGCCTGCAGCGCGATCGAGGAGGACCGTGCGCCCCGCGTGTGCCGCGGCCGTGACGGTCGCCGTGGCGGCGTCGACGGTGACAAGGGAGTTTGCGCCGGAGATGAAGCCCGCCGTAGAGACGACCGGGCCGGAGAACGTCGAAGTACCCATGTGGATCTCCTGTCTGGGTCAGTCAGCTGCACCGTGCAGCTGTCAGGATGTTTGGAGGGTAGCACGGCGACTCCGCCGTGTCTACGACCCCGCTTTGCGCTCATGGTAGCGCCGCCTCGCAGCGGCACGCTCTTCGTCGGTTCGCCCACGGGCAGATTTCTTGGCATTCTGAGTAGTCCAGTCCTCCCGCTTGCACTCCGTGCAGCCCCCGGCCGTTACCCGCGGTGCGACATGGCCCCGTGTGCATGGCTTGTCGGTGAAGTACTCCTTGGCCCCGAGGTTTTTTGCTTCCTGCCGCGTGCGAGGCAGGTGGGCGTATTCGTCGGGGATCTCGGGTTCAGAGGGGAGCGGCGGCAGCTCGTCACCTTCACGGTAGAACCTCCACCCGGTGAGCGGACCTTTGACAAGCGGCTGCTTAGACTTTGCGGCTCGGTGCACGGTGGGCGCAAACACCAAGAGGTCCTCACATAGAGCAGATATGGTGCTGTATCGTGTCTCCTGCCCGTCGGGCGCAACGGCGATCATAGGAGCCCCCATCTTGTCGCGGCTTTCTTGCGAGTGGGTTTTACCCAACCAGTGCTGGTTACCCTTTGCGGCTTCTGCGAGTTTGCGGCGGTGCTCTTTCGTACGGACGTGCCCCTTGGCGTTCTGGTTCCCCTTGAGAGCTACCGACATCTTGGCCCGGGTCTCTTCGCTTGGAATAAACTTGCCCCCGCGCCCCTCGGCGACTGCCTGTTGGATCTTAGCACTGATCTTGGCGCGGGCCTCGGGAGAGTGCGGTATGCCCGACCGAGGATCGGAGATCGCCCACTGTTCCTTGGCGGCTTCGCGGAGTTTTTGTTTGGCCTCCTCAGACAGCTTCTTTCCGGACATAGGCGAGATGCCCATTCCCTTGGTGCCCCGCCAAGGGGCTTTCGAACTACGTCCGTGGTTGTAGCAGTGAGGCCCCCCTACGTGCTGTTGTAGCCAGCGGTCTTCCGCAGCCTCGAGATCGGCCTCGTTGATTACACGCTCGACCACAGAAAACTCGAAAACGGCTTCGCCATACTTATTCCACGCAGCTTGCAAGTGTTTGCAGTGGTGGGTGCCAGCGCGCAGCTTGTTCTTGTGGGTGCGCCAGCGCACGTAACGCTGAGTGGTGCTACCCACGTAAAACTTACCGTTCTCGCGGTTCTTGATCCAGTAGACGACGGGCTCTTTCATAGCTATACCTCCAGCTAACGATATAGCTTTGGTATAGAGTCTAATTTTCTTGTAGTCAAGACAAAGAAAAACCCCCGCCGAAGCGGGGGTCTAACCGGGCTAAGCCCTTGATTTTACGGGATTATGCCCCCGAGGAAGCATACATCGAGAGCGGGTCCCCCACGCCGAATGAGTATCGCTCGCGGGCCTTATAGCGTGCGTTCCCGGTGTCAAAATCCCCGTCCATTGACGTCGTCATTGCGGCGCGAACGAAGTGCTTCGCGCCGTTCGGGATGTCGGTCTTAAGGAACCAAGCATCGTTGTCGGTCAGGTAGTGGTTGACCCTATACCCTTCCGGAATAGACCCGTTGGTGCGCAGTGCGTTCAGGTCGTTATCGGCGGTGCCGACACGCAGCTCCGTCTGCAGAAGACGGGTGGCCACGAACATCAGCGCCGGCGGCACGATCAGCTTGCGCGGCTGGGCGGCGATCAGAAGACCACGCTCGTCCACGAAACCCGCGATGTCGATCACGGCCTGCTCGAGAGACGTCTCGTTCAGGTCAGCGTCGACCGACGGCCGGTTGCGGTTCGTCGCGCCGTCCACCGTCGGGTGGGCGGTGTTGAACCACGTGACGGCGTCACCGGTGTTGTAGGTCGTGAAGCCGTTGTTCAGCAGAGCTGCGGCCTTGACCTGCTTGGTGTACGCCATGGCGCGAGCCAGAGCGCGGGTGTAGCGAGCCGAGAGCGAGTCGTAGAGGTTGTCCTCGACAGCTTCCTCGGTAATCGCAAAGCCCATCGCGACCGTCTCATGGACGTAGCGAGTGGTCCATGCTTCCTGCGCGTTGTCGTAGGAGATGGCCGCGCCTTCCGACTTGACCGGCGCAGCGCCGAAGCCAGACAGCTTGACCTCTTCTTCGAACGAACGCTCGGAAGTCTCGGTCTCGTAGATCTCTGCGTGCTCGTTTTCGTACTTGTCGTACTCCATGCCGAACAGCGCGTTGAGACCCGGGAGAAGCTCCTTGAGGAGCTGGGAACGTGAAATAGCCATATTTCAGCCCTCCTTACAGGCCAACAGCGTTGGTGAAGCTGTGGTAGCCCGGGTTGAACTTGACCAGCACGTCCGGATAGGCGTCACCGATCGGCGAAACCGCCGCCACGATGCGGAATGCCGCGGTCGTGGTGACAGTGGTAGCGTCCAGCGCCGAGGTCGAGTTACCCGTCGCGGTCGAACCGGTCGAGGTGCTCTGAGCTGCAGCAAAGAACGTGTTGGCGCCGATGTCCGACTGGTCGATCGTGCCATCCAGCTGAGCTTGGAAGAGCACGTTCGGGTCGTCGACGACGAACGCCTTGATCTCGGTGCCGGTCGGAGCAGCGTAGCCCGAGGGGTAGTACTGCGAGTGGATCAGCTGCCCTTGGGCGTTGACGTACTCACAGCCCACGAAGACGCCAAGCGAGCCCGTCAGCGTGGTGCCGGTGGGAAGCGCGTTCGTGGTGCCGTCGGCACCGGTTGCGGTGGACAGTGCGATGTAGCCATCAGCACCGATGTGGACGACCTGACCGTAGAAGAGGTTCGTGGCCTCCCCTGCGGGGTCGATGAGATACTGGGACGTGGCCCCAGCGTACGGAAGACCGTCCGCGCGTTTCACGGGACGGAGACCGTATGGCTTAGCAGTTGCTGCCATAGCACTTCTCCTCGATGGATTGGATCATGGCAAGGTCACCCCTTGCCGAACGAAGTGCGCGTGGTCCGTTCCGGTTTCAGAACAGGCATGCGGGGGTCAGACTGGCGGAGGTAGTTGTTGTCTACCGCCTCCATCTGCTTCTGAGTCATCTCGCTCTGTTGCGCGACACGATCCTCGGCGATCTCTTCGTCGATCGCACATAGAAGGAGGCCACCGACTTCGATGTTGTCCTTCCAGCGGGTGTCGAGATCCGAGACGAGTTGCATCTCAGGGTGATCTGCGGCCTTGACGGGTACGTAGCCTTCGCGGAAGCGCGTGGAGACGTTGGGGTTGTCGGAGTTGCCCATAGTTGCGGTGCGAACCCAGCGGAATTTGACTCCGCCTTTCTGGTTCGGAGTGGGCAGAGCCGACGGCCGCTGCCACGTCTTTTTGCGCTGACGCGTCTCGCGCGTCTGCTGATCTCGTGGCGTGCGGTCAACCATTTCCTTGCTCCTTCAGCAGCTGTGCTGCGTACTGTTGTGGTGTCAAACCCAAGCGCTTGGCGAGAGCTGCCTGAGTCGAGGTCAATTTGATCCTGCGTGGTGATTTCGCAGCGCGAGCTGCAGGCGCTACCACGTTCTGCGCTTTCCGGGCGGGGGGCTTGACCTCTTCCCCCACATCCGAAAATTCGTCAGGGAAACGACGTCGCATGACCTCGTCAATCTGACTGTAATACGTTTCACTGTCTGGATCAACGCCGCTCTTGACAAGGCGTTCGTGCACCCCAAGCGCTGCACCGGTCATTTCGGGGTTCTTCCCATACCAGTCGTTGCGCTCAAGCCACGCTTTCTGCCGTGCATTGAGTTGCGGGGCTTGGGTCTGCGCCTGCGGTTGCTGCGGCTGCTGCGGCGTCGGCTGGTACTGCGGCTGCGGTTGGGGAGCCGGAGGCCGGTAGTTCTGCACGCGCGCCAAGTTATACTGCGCCGTGTTCAGCTCCCGCTGCGCTGCGATGAGCGCCTCGGAGTCGCCCGCCTCGTACGCGGCCTTGTACTTCGCCTCCGCATTGGTGATCTGTGCCTCGGCCGCGACCTTGGCCTGCGAGATCGCGTACTCCGTGCCCTTGGTCGACATCTGCTGGAGGCGCTGGTTCTCCGCGTGCAGGCGCTGGGCGTACTGCACAGCTTCATCGCGCAGCCGCTGGGCCTCGGCCTGCTGGCGCGCGGCCTCGCGGGCCTCGAAGGTCAGCTTCTTGAGGCGCTTCTGCACCCCCTCGCTGTAGCTCTCGAGGTCATCGTCGTCCGGGATCTCAGGCTTGGCATCCGCCGGCCGCCGGGGTTTCTCCTCCGGGTCGACGTCGTCGACGATCTCAATGTCAAAGTCACTGTCGTCGTCCAGCTCCACCTCGGGGGCGTCGTCGCGGTCGAACTCTTCGGTGTTCTGCTCTTCAGTCATGCTCATGCCTCCGTAGCCGGAGCGGGCTTAGTCGCCGCTTTCACGGCCCACATCGCCGCGTCTTCAACATGGGTCTGCGCCAACGCCTTGAGGCGCTTTACCTCTTGGTGCTGCTCCTCGTTGGCAATCAACGCCACCGGGATGCTGTCGACCAAGTCGATCAGATCGGCCGCTGCCCGCTTGATCTGGGACACCATGTCATCGTTGCTGGGGTTGAACGTGATCCCCACACGATATTCGCCTTTAGTCATGCTCATGCCCTTTCATACCCGCGCGGGTCGTCGACCACCGCCTCGACGGTGTCGTCGTTGATGATCCGGAACTCCTTGCCTGCGATCTTGAACCGGGTCCCCGAGTAGGACCGGAAGATCACGAAATCGCCCTCCTTGCAGTAGGGGCCAGACGGGAACTTGTCACCGTCCTTATACGCCTCCGGACCCACCTTCAGCACGAAGCCGATGATAGACGCGGTCTGCTCCCGCGATTTCAGCTCATCCGGGAGGTACACCCCTCCCTCGGTCTTCTGCGACACGTCCAGTGTCGCAATCAGCAGCCGGTAGCCCGCGGGCTCGGGCAGCTTGTGCAGGATATCCTGCGAGATCTCTGTACTCTCGTACATGTCGTCCTCATCGCGACGGATCGGCCCCGTCGTAGCCTGCACCGGACCACCCGGTGATTCTGCGCGCCGTCAGTCCTCGGCGTAGCGTCTCTCGATCTCGAGGATTTCCTCGAGCACCGCTCGGAGCGCCGCCACCTTCCCGGTGATGCGGGCGTACTCCGTCATATCCTTCACGTTGCCCGCGGCGAGGTAGTCACTCGCCGCCTTGATCTCGTCCTTCAGGCGGAGCCTGAGTGTCTCCAGCGGCTCGATCATTGGCGCCCTCCGTCATCATCTCTGCGACCCGCAGGCCGATGTCCACGCCCTTCTGGCGCTCTTGGCGCTGGCCCTTGTCGAGATCGACCGCGAGCTTGGCACCGATCTGCGCCGCGCTGCGCTGGTTCTCGGACTCCAGCCGCTCCTCGCCCATCATCAGGTTACCCGCGATCTTCTGGGCCTCGAGCTTGAGCTTCTCCATGTCCAGCACGGCGTCGTGCTTAGCCTCGGCCTCCTTGAGCGCTACCTCGCGCTCCTTCAGCTCGAGCTCCTTCATCTGGATCTGGGTCAGCGGGTTCTGGGCCTGCTTCTGGGCCTCCTCCTGAGCCACGTCGGTCTTGTTCTTGCCGAGCAGCTTCTCCGCGGCGGCCGCGGCAAGCCGCGAGACCTCGCGCTCCACGTCCTCCGGCAGCTCGCTGTCGTCGTCAGGCAGCTCGACACCCAGCACCTGCTGCATCTGGGTCCGGTAGGCCATCGCCACGTGTTCCGTGACGTGCGCCGCCATGGCGCTCTGGATTGCCGACGCGAACGGCGACTGCCCCACCAGCTGCAGGATCTTCGGGTCCTGCGCCGCTGCCATGTGGACGGCGATGTGCGCCTCGTGGTCCTGATACTGGAACGCCTTGACCGGCTCCTGCTTGAGGATCGCCATGTTCTCGGTCACCGGGTCCATCGGCTTAATGTCCTCCGGCAGCTTGATGATCTCGTCGGCGTCTTGGATGTTCAGCACCTCAAGCATGCCCCTGTGGAGCTTGCCGAGGTCGTAGAGCTGCGGCGCCTGCTGCGCCAGCTGCAGCGCGGCCTGATACTGCACCACCCGCTGGGCCATCGTGGCCGCGTTGGGATCAGAGACCGGGATCACATCCACACGACCATCGAAGTCGGCGACGCGGTCGTGCTCGCTCTCCTCCTCGTAGTCGTAAACAGGCGACATGAAATCGTGGATGATCTGGGCCAGCAGCTTGAGCTCGCGGCGCATCGCAGCGTGGAGGCGAGCCTGCACGCCAGTCATCACCTTCATCGAGCGCTCGAGCAGCGCGAGCGTCGTCCCCACCGGGGCCTCGGGGTTCATGTTGCCGACCTGAATGTCAGCGACAGATCCGATCCGGCGTCCCTCCTCAACCACGTTGCCAAGCAGCTGGTAGAGCACGGTGGATGGCTCTTTGTAAGGTAGCGGGAACAGCGACTCCCGCAGCGTGCCCCCGGGCACGTCCACGTCCCGCCACTCGCCGGGATGGAGCGGAGTGCCGTCGTTTGTGATCCGCATGCCCTTGGTCTTGAGGCCTGCCGGCAGGTTCGACAGCGTACCTGCGTCGATCAGCTGCCGCAGGATGGACGTCGCGGACTTGGCAAGGCCACCGATCATGTGGATGAGCCCGGTGCCGTAGAACCCCATCCCGGGTAGGTACTTGTAGTGCACGAAGTGCATCCGCTTCAGCTTGCGGCCGTCGTCCTCGAACCAATTCTTGCGGATCGACAGGATCGTCATGGACGACTTGTCCATGGTGACGATGTAGGGCCGCGGCACGCCGTCCGGGTCGTCCAGATCCTCCGGCATGTTCATCGTCACATGCATCTCGAGGATCGTGTGCCGGTCATCGTCGTCGATGACGGCCTCCTCACCGGCCAGCTCGTTATACTTCTCCTGAATGTCGGAGAAGTCAGCGGTGGGCTCCGGCAAGTCCACGTCGCGATAAAAGCCGCTCAGCTGCAGCTTCATGACCTCGACCGGGGACTTCTTCATCACGTGGGTGAAGCGCTCGCAGGTCTGCAGGTCCGACGCCCCGTAGGGCGCCACCAAGTCCTCCGCCGGCACGAAGATCGACGCCGGCCGCTCCATGATCGGGTCGTAGTAGACCTTCTTGAACGCCGAGCCCGCCAGCGGCAGCTGGAACAGCATCTGCTCCAGCTCATCGCGATACTCGGTCATGTTCTCGGTCATCTGGTAGTTCAGCTCGCGCTCGACGCGCTGGGACTGCTTGAACTTCTCGGGCGTCATCTTGCCCACGATCTTCGACCGCGCCGGGCCCGCGGCGGGGAACATCTCGCTCATGGCCTGCGCTTGGAACCGCACCACGGCCTCGGTCAGCAGCGGGTGGAACACCCCGGCCGCGCCCTGCCACGGCATCGCCCGCTCCTCGATCTTCAGGCCAAGCAAGTCCATACCGTTGGCATATGCCGTCGCCCACTCCTTGCGGGCGTTCCTGTCGTTCTCGAAGTCCTGCAGCAGCTCGGAGGCCATGGACTGCAGCTCGTCCTCGTCAATCAGCTCCGCGAGGTTCGCGTCGTGCTCGGGGCCCATGATCTCCTCGGCGATCTCGCCGCCAAAATCGATGATGATGCCACCGTCCTCATCCGTAATGGCCACCGCCTCCGGGTCGATGATGTCGATCTCGAGCTCTTCCGGATCGTCGCCGACGGTGTCCTCGATGTCGAACGGCTGGGCTGCGCGGTCAACGGCCATTGGTGGCCTCCTTCAGGTTGGGCACCTCTAGGATACCTTTACAGCCCATGTTTTTGCAAGGCCTCTGCGATCTTGAATAGCTCTGCAGATGTAGCATCGTTTTTTATCCTGTTTGCACGCGTACATACGACCCAGAGGTTATCGAGTGTATAGCCCTGCTTAGGGTCTTTCCGATCAATGCTTGGGCCGTTAGGCGCTATCTTACCCTGCCCATACACTATAGGTGTACCCAGAAGTGGGCACACGTCCACGGCCAAAGACAAAACTTCGTGTAAAGTCAGGTCCACTGGGAGGTTGTATGTTTTGGCCCTAGCGTAACAGTTTTTGATCGTCGTCTCAGCCCACCGCTGTTTTGGGTCTAGATTTTTGTACCGATTACGCTGGCGGCTGTTTAGTTTTTTCTGCGCTTCCGGGCTTAATTTGGTGGGTTTTCTAGATACTGTGCAATCACGGCATATAGCATAGCGGCCCCGCCGGGCGCGCTTCGGCATAAATTCTTCTATGTCTTTCTCTCGGTTGCAGCTTTTGCAAAGTTTTGTGGGCATGGGGCGCCTCCTTATATGGCGATAGATTACCCATGACTCTATTTTTGTCAATAGTACTCAACTGGCCTGCGGTACGGCAACTCATCTTCAGGTTCGTCCGTTGGCAGGCGGATGAAGCCGCCTTGGCGGAACCGCATCAGAGCCATAATGGTGGCGTCGACTTGGTCGTCGTTCCGCATGTACGGGAAACCTGCAATCTCCTCAATGAGGTCCTCAGCCCAGCGCCGATCCGGCGCCCAGACCAGCCCGGAGCGGATGATGTCCGCCACGGAGTTTAGCCTTGCCATCTTGGTGTTCGGGTTGTTCTGCGTCCCCCGCACGGGCGTGTATTCGCCCACCGGGATGCCGATGCGCCGCAGTTCCTGATACAGCGGCGTGCCCGAGCTCTTCTTCTCCACGATGAACACGTCGGGGTCCCAGTCCTGATACTCGCGCAGCGCGAGCTCCTTGAGTTCGGGGAACTCCAACCGTTCCTTGATCGCGTTCAGCAGGATGATGTTGTGGGCATTGTCCTCCTCGTTGAAGAACACCCCCCACGTGGTCAGCGACGTGAAGTCCGCCCGGTTGTGGGCCTCAGCCGCGGCGTCCAGCGTCATTATCATATACTCGCACGGGGGCGGGTCGTCCTTTGTCCAGACACGCCACCACTCTCGCTTCACGATCGAAGCTTCTTCTGCCGTCGGCTTCTGCTGATACTGCGCGTTCCACTGATACGCAGGCATCGAGGCCTTGGTGCGCTTCAGCGCGTCGAGGTCGAAGAACTCAGGCCAGAGCGCCTTCTCCTTGACCCGAGTCTCCCCGGTCAGCAGGTCCTTGGTCTCCTTCTCGAGGATCGCCGGGAACTCAAACACCTCATACTGGTCTGCGTCGGCGTTGTTGGTCATGTCCTTGACCACGCGCCCGATGAGGTCGTCCTCCGCCCAGCGGGTGTGCACGATAGCCACGGCCCCGCCCGGCATCAGACGTGTGCGCGCACCGAAGGCAAACCAGTCGTAGGCCTTCTCGAAGACCGTGAAGTTCCCAGCGAGCACGTCCTGTTCGGAGTGCGGGTCGTCAACGACGAGCAAGTGAGCACCGCGGCCCGCGAGGGCCGCCCCGACGCCCGTGGCATAGAACTCCCCGCCTGCTGTCGTGTTCCACCGACCGGCCGACTTGCTGTCCTTGGACAGCTGTGTGTCCGGGAAGACCTCTTGATACAGCGGGTCCGCGATCAAGTTCCGCACCTTGCGGCCGAAGTCCACGGCGAGATCCGTCGTGTGCGACACGAGCATCACCTTGTGGCCCGGATTCCGGCCCAGATACCACGCCGTATAGTATATAGAGGTGAGCTGCGACTTGCCGTGCCGCGGCGGCACGGACACGCAGATCCGGTCCTTCTCGCGCCGCTCGATGTCCTCGAGCAGGCTGGCCAGCCGCCTGTGGTGCGCACCGACCTTATAGTCGTCCTGCATGTGCTTGGCGAACTCAATCAAGCTGTCCCCGCAGCGCTGCACGTGCTCGCGCTTCTCCAGCTCCTCCACGAGCTTCTCGATCTCGACGATCTCCGCATCGCTCAGCTGGTCGATGTTGGCCAGCAGCGTCTCGATGTCCTCCCGAGACAGCTCGGGAGCCGGTGCCGCCGTGGCGGCCGGAGGCGGGGTGCCGTCAGGCATGGGCGTACCCGCAGTGGTCGCACCTGTCCCCCTCGAGAACCATGACGAACCACTTGCCGCAGCATTCGCATTTTACGAACATGCTACTCTCCGCTCCTATTGAGCTCCGTCAGGTGGTCCTTGGCTACCTCCACCGCGCCCTGCATGCTGTAGCCGCCGACGCGGCCAGTAACAGTGTACGACGCCGTGTGGTCCTTATGCAGCGGTACGGCCAGCATCCCGACGATCTCACCTGCCTCCGCAGCTGTGAGCAGGTCGCGCAGCGTCTCCACGAGGATCTCGCTGACATACGGCGCTTCCGGCGCCGCCGGGGGCACCAGCTCGAACTTCCGCACGTTGTCGTTCGCGGGCTGCTCAGTCATCGTCGTCCTCCACGATTTCCGCATCTTCCGCAGCGGGTGGCGCGTCCAGCGCCTGCGCCGCGGGCGTCACGTTCTTCAGGCGGCCGAGCCGGGCTTTCAGCTGCGCACGCAACTCATCACTGGTCTGGTGGGTCACCGTGACCTCACTGCGCTCCGTGAAGAGACCGACGTCGCTCATCTTGCCCAGCAGCTCGAGGGCCCGCACCCGGATGCGCGGGTCAGGGTTATCCGTCTCTTGTATCAGCTTGTTGACCACCATGTGCCGCACCTGCACGGAGCTGTGCACGATGGAGTGCCCGAAATCCTGCAGGATCTGGTAGGTCAGCTTCAGCGCAGGCGGCGGCATCGCCGCGATCTCCTTGGCACCGAAGCTCTCAGACGCCTTCTCGGGGTTCTCCGCATACTCCGTGGCCCAGCCGCCGGCCTTATACATGTCCTGCTTGTTGTCGAGCGGCTCATCCGCCAGCCCGTGCTTCTCCAGCAGGTCGATGGCGTTCGCAGCGGCCCGGGCCTTCTCGAACATGTCGGCCCTCGCCTCCTTGTCATGCGCAGGAGGGACCGGCACGCTGTCTTCGATATCCAGAAAAATGCTCATGAGTGCAGCTTACCAGCTGTTTTGGGATGCTGGGAAGCCCCCAGAGGGGCTTCCCGACGAATGTGGCGCATTCGATAGAGCGTCCGCAGGAGTTGACCTGCGAAAACCGCCTGCGCTGTGGCACAGACATATATAGTGTGCAGCTTTTTCTAGGGGAGGTAAAGTATAAAATAGGGGTCCCGGGAGGGGTGGGGTGGTTGGTATGTGGAAAATATGTTGTGTGGGGGAGGGGGTGTGTTTAGTGGGCTTGGTATGCTTTGTAGGTTTAGATGTGATTTGTTCGCGCAGAATAGTATTATATAGCAGAGCAACCCGAGCTGCCACAGAGGGGGGATGCCCCCCGGTGGGGTCGGCGGTATGCGCCGCGCATACCAAGAAACCCCCCATAGCGTCGCACAATCGCTGGCAATGTACGCCAAGCCATGCCATAAAGAGATTGTCAGGACGGATTGGCCGCCTGACCTAACACAAGGAAACTTCACTATGACCACCAAGAATTCCGCCGCGATCGCTGACATTTTCGCTGACATTGCCAAGGCGGTGAAGGCCCACGACACTCGCATGGCGACGCTGGTCGCGCCGCTGGTCAAGGCGGGCGTCGATCCGACCAAGGCCCTCAAGCCTGAGGGTGAGTGGTACGATGACTTCCGCGGCGCGGTCGCGGCGGCGTACCTGACCGGACCGCAAGCGGCGGCGGTTCTGGACCCCAGCGTGTCCGGTAAGGCCAAGGTTGGCAAGCTGACCAAGGCGGATCTGACCAAGCGGCTCAGCTCGAGCGTGTCCAAGGTTCGCGCCGCGGTCATCAAGGCAATGGGCGCCAGCGCCGCCGGCGACGCCCCCAAGGGGTCCAAGCGGTCCGAATTCGAAACGATGTACGATCGGATCAAAAAGGACCGCGACACGCTGGCCAGCGCGATTGACGGGACGTCGAAGTCGGCATTCTGGAAGGAATTCACCGGCGACGTGACCGACGCCCGCAAGGCGCTGGACGCCGCGCTCAAGGCGCTCGACGCTCTCAAGTAACACCACGCCCCGCACGGTTCGCCGTGCGGGGCTTTTTTGTGTCTGGCGTTTCGACGCCAGTTTCGAAGAAACCAGTTCCGCGCCTCTGGTAGCAGCGGAGAGCCGCGAGGCGGCCGGCGTTCTCGGCGCAGTCGGGCGGGTTGCAAATTTGCAAAGTCCGCCTCGATGCCAGTTTCTCTAGCAGCGGAGAGCCTGAGCCGAGCGCACGAGGTATGCGGCGCGCATACCGCCCCGGCGGATTCGGCGTGGTCGACCTACCCAACAAAGCGCACGAACGACCTACCCAACACGACACCAGTTTCTCTAGCAGCGGAGAGCCTGAGCGCGTCGGCGAGCCCGGCGGACCGGACCCGCGAGGTATGCGCGCCGCATACTACTCGTCGTTACCTTCGATCTCAGATATCACGTGGGCGCGGAACCGCTTCGCGTGTTTCTCATAAGATCTAAGCTTAAATATAAGGAAACGCTCGTGGTCGAGCTCCCGAGCCAGCCGCTCGTTTCGGCACGTCCTGCAACACACGACGTCGGGTTCACCAAGCTTAGATGTAAGTTTTACCCGGTGAACACCGTGCAACGGAGATCTAAGGCAGTAGGTGCAGGTGTTAGATTTAAGGTTTGCGACGCGGGCCACCGTATTTCCTTTCGATCTAAGTTAGATGTTTGCTTAGATTACCCTTAGATGTTCGGTTTAACAAGCGGAAACCGCCGTTCTTAGATCTAAGATAACCTTAGATCTAATAAACTACAATGCAAAAAGCTACATTGCTACATTAGGCGGCTTGTAACCCCTTGATATTAAAGCGATGTTCCTAATGTTCCAATGTTCCGGGTTTTCCGAACACAAGGGGGGTCAAACGCGGCGCGGCGCGAAATCGTCACGGTGTATTATGTTATCAGCACGCCGCCAGACTCCACAGGATTCTATTGTTTTCGAAAACTACATTAGGAACAGAGGAACATTTCATTTTTCATACATACTACTACTACTACTAAACCTAGAAAAAACAGGCACTTGCGCCCCCACCCCATGCCCCCATGTTGCAAAACAATGTAGCGTTTCGGCCTAAAAATTTAGCTACGTTTAGAACATTCTTATCTTTCAAGCACTTAGACCCCCTAACCTTAGATCTACAGAAAACCCCGAAATGTTGAGAAAGTGTAAGCCCCGGCCGCCCCGAGCTGCACACACCCCGATAACCTGAAATCTAAGATCTTAAATCTAAGGTATGCCAACCGCATACCGCCGATAGGCGTCTACCGCACTATAGCCCCCATGGGCTACATCTATTGACTTACACCCTATAATATGTTATTCTGTTGACAGTTGTCGTGAGTTCTTGGTTACCCGGCCGTCGCCTGCGACGGCCCCGCTCTTTGACATCGTTGGTCCGGTCCACCCGTAGGGGGTGCGACCATGCTCAGCTAGGTCCGGTATGCGTCCCGCATACTTCGACCGATGATGCGAGAACTGTGTCTGCCACTCCGGCGCACGTGCGATGGTATCGTATGGCCTGAACGCTGCTCATGCAGCGCAGTCAGGATGCGTGCCGATCAATAACCAAGAGAGCGTGTCCACGCAGCCCCGCTGCCCACAAGGACACCGACAAATAGGCTTGAGCCTTCGCACCATGCGTCGGGACGGAGCGAAAGAGTATGCGTCCCGCATACTTATGCCACGTGTTCCCAGCGCCCGCACCTACTGAGAATGTCTAGGTGAACGGTGCCGATGCAGTTCGTTACAGCTAGGAGATTGATAGTTTGGGTAGCCCCTGCAGGGGCTGCCTTCTGGTGTCAATCGAGTGTGTGGGTTGGGTAACCTGCACAACACCGAAACCACCGGGGTGCAACACAACCACGCAACCGCGCCCCCTAAAAGGAGAGACCAACATGCCCACAACAACACCCACACCCACGAAGAAGTACCGCCTCGTCCCGATGCGTCGTCTCGCCCCTGAACCGGGCCACTACTGGGAGCTGCGCCACCCCGACGGCTACTGGGTCGGGCCCGAGCTCGGCCTTTTCGAGACGGCTGGCGAGGCGCTCGACTGGCTGCACAACCACCTGCGCGGTATGCGCCGCGCATAACAAGGAGACTAACAACATGCCTACATTCGACTCGCTGACCCTCGCCCTGCCCGCTCACTGGCTGCCCACCCTCATCAACGGCGACACCACGCACCTCGACGACGAGGAGTACGCCCAGCTCGCCCGCTGGGAACTCGACATGTTGAACGAATTCGGCCCGCTCATGTTCGAGCTGCCCGAGGATGCCGAGACTCACTTCGCCCGCTACCACGACGCCGCCGAGTACGGCGTGCTGGCCTGCGACTGCTACGACATCGAAGTGTGGTTCCACGCCGAGACTGAGGCCGCGGCCTGAGCCGCCCGACAAGTATGCGCACCGCATACCCAGAAGGAGAACAACGGATGACTTACACGAACTGGGTCTGGGAGCTCGGACCCGAGGAGCTGATCGGAAAGACGATCATCATGATAACGACGCGCCCTGACGAGGTGGAGTTCAAGCTGTCCGACGGTCGCACGCTGGTCATGGGACACCAGCAGGACTGCTGCGAGAGCGTCACCCTCGAGGACGTTGTGGGCGACTGGGAAGACCTGCTCGATACGCCGATCCTTGTCGCCGAGGCCCGCAGCGACGACGCCCAGCTGATGCAGGACATGGTGGAGAGCCACCCGGACTACGACGAGTACAACTCCGAAAGCCAGACGTGGACCTTTTACACCTTCCGGACGATCAAGGGGACCGTCGATGTGCGCTGGTTGGGCACGAGCAACGGGTACTATTCCGAGCGCGTCGACTGGGGCTGGCTGGAAGACTGACCATGACCGCTGCCGCTGCAACCGCCCTCGCATGGCAAGCCTTGCTCGCAGGCATGCTGATCGGCGCGTGGCTCACCGCCACGCTGATATCGCTGCACCTCTACCTGCGTCGCCCGAGGCGGCGCGGTATGCGGCGCGCATACCGGAGGTAACAGATGACAGATGACATCGACGACGACACCGACCAGCCGTGGCGCTGGTGGCCATCGTGGTGCACGCACAAAACCATCCGCAAGCTACGCTTCGTCGGCTCCACCGAGCGCTTCGACGTGTTCTATGACTCGTTCGACGATGACTACTCGCTGGTGCACGAGACCGGCTACCGGGTGTCGGCCGACGCGGAGCTAGAGCTCAACTTCTACATCTTCGAGGTGACCGACGAGGGCTTGATCCAGTTCGGCAACTACGCACCCAAGGAGGATCTCGACCCGCTCAACATGTGCCAGCTGTACCAGCTGCTAGAAGATTTCAAGGAGGTTAAACGTGACTAAACAATTGACAATCCGTGGGGTGACATACCCCAGCCGCAAGGCCGCTGCCGAGGCGCTCGGCGTGTCAGGCCAGACCATAACGACTGCCGCGAAACGCGGCACGCTGGATTTCGTGGGTCGCGGACCGCGCAAGCCCGGGTGCGATCCGGCGTACACTTTACCCACGACGGTTGGCGGCGTGACATACCCCAGCCGCAAGGCGGCCGCCGAGGCCCTCGGCGTGACGCAGAACCACATCAGTGGCTACATCGCCGTGATGCACGCCCTGCTCGAGAAAGAGGAGGTTCACCACAATGCCTAACACTAACACCTACACACCCGAATGCACGGTATGCGGCGACGCATACTCCCAGCGCCGCGCGGCGCTGGGCTACCGGACATGCCTCGACTGCGGCGAGACGGCGGCGTTCGAAGAACGCCAGAGCTGGACTATTGTAGTATCCGCCAAAGGTCATTACACTAGGATAACCGACCCCGAAGATTTGAAGGAGCTAAACAAGTATGCCTCCCCGGAATCAAAGCGGTTCCCGCAACCCTAACCACAGACATGGCATGTACGGTACCAAAGTATACACGACGTGGCAGCAGATGCGGCATCGGTGCAAGAAAGACCCAAGGTATGTTACCAACGGGACCAAGGTCTGCCCTGAATGGGAAAGCTTCGCCGATTTCTACGCGTATGTAGGGGATCCCCCCAGCGACGACCATAGCATAGACCGAATAGACCCGTTCGGGGATTACGAACCCGGCAACGTGCGGTGGGCTACGCGTCTAGAGCAGAGCCGCAACTTCCGCGTGCACAAGGAACGTGAACCGTACACCGTGGCTGCTGAACGTCATGGGCTACACCCGCAGACTTATGCGTACCGGATAAAGAACGGGATACCACTCTGCAAATCCACAGATTTGCGTAAGACGCACTGCATACACGGGCACGAACTATCCGAAGACAACGTGTACGTGTGTAAACGCGGGAAGCGGCACTGCAAAACATGTCGAAGAGACAGAGCTAGAAAGCTCAGAGAAACAAGGAGGAACTGAAGTGTCTCAACCAGAAAAGCAGGTGACCAACCAGATATGGCACCCCGACTACGGGCTGACCGCCGAGCTGCGCATAGCGGCGCTGCGTGAGGCTGAGCGCACGAGCGCGGCCGAGGCCGCCGAGATGTTCAACGTGCACGTGAGCAGCGTGCGCCGGTGGCGCCGACGCGTCGAAACCGGGGAGTGATCCCCGGTCTGGGTAGGTTGGCTACCTGCCCACTGATGAGACAAGCCGCAAAGAGTATGCGCAACGCATACAACAACGGAGAGACTAATGACTAACAACGCACAGAAGATGTACGACCTGTCTATTGAACAGTGCGCCAACCTCATCAAGACCGTTGGGGCCAAGCGTACCGTCGTCGTAACCGGCCACACCGGGACAGGTAAGAGCTCGATCGGCAAGCAGCTGGCAAGGGAACTACCTTCACATACCTTCTGCTACTTCGACTGCACGACCAAAGATCTCGGCGACATTTTCATCCCAAAGGTCGGCACCGCGGAAGCGTCGGACTATGTGTCCTTTGCGCCAAACGAAGAGTTCGGTATCCACCATGGCGGCCCCGTGATCCTCATGATCGACGAGCTGGGCAAAGCCAACCCGATGGTCAAGAACGCGCTTCTCCGCGTCATGCAGGAGCGGCAGATCGGTGCGCAAACCTTACACCCTGACTCTATTGTGTTTGCCACCACCAACCTCGGTTCCGAGGGTCTTGGGGACATCCTGCCAGCCCATGCCCGTAACAGGCTGTGCATGGTCCGGATGCAAAAACCAGATCATCTGACTTGGATCAGCTGGGGTATCGACAACGGCATCGACCACGGCCTGCTCGGCTGGGTGCGGGACAACCCGCAGGTGTTCCAGAGCTTCGAGGACATCGGCAACCCGGACGACAACCCGTATATCTTCCACCCCCGTGCGACCGGGCGCACGTCCTTCGTCACGCCTCGCTCGCTCGAAGCTGCGTCGGACATCCTGAAGCTGCGCGAGTTCATGGACGACCAGAGCGTCACGGCTGCGCTCATGGGCACGATCGGTGACCGGGCTGCCATGGACATGATGGCCTACGTCCGACTGGCAGATGACCTGCCGAAGCTCGCACAGATCAAGAGCGACCCCGAGAGCGCCCCGGTGCCGAAGTCCATCGCCGCCCAGTGCATGGTGGTCTACCGCACGCTGGCGAGCATCGAGCGCGACTGGATCGACGCGTGGATGACGTACCTCAACCGCATGCCGCGTGAGTGTCAGGGCATGTTCGCCAACGGCGTGCGCACCCCGGGCTACAGCCGGCAGGGTATCGTGATGACTAACGCAGGCTTCACGTCGTGGGCTCGCACGAACTCGTACCTCTTCGCCAGTGACAAGCAGTAACAACACCAACGCGGCTCGCTGTATGCGAGCCGCATACTCAAAGGAGAGACTAAGATGAGACTGAACACCGACATCCGCAACATGATCCTCAAGAAGGCGATGGCCTCGGTGCCGAGCATTAACTACCACCCCCTGATGGCTGCCGTGGTGCAGAACGTCCTCCGGGACCACATGCCGCTGCACATCCAGATGGCCTATGACGACCTGAAGCAGCGCCCCTACCTCAACACGTTCTCCGTCAGGCTGAAGGAGGGGAACTTCGGGACGCCCATTCTGGATGGCAGCGGGCGCTATAACTACCACCAGTTCTACGGTCACTCGACACAGCGTGGTGAGCTCGTTGTCAGGGTCGACGGGCTGGGCCACCACGCTGGCCCTCTGCATGGGGCCATATCCGACGCCATCATCGCCAGTGGCTACTACGCCAAGCACAAGGAACAGGAGGAGCTCCTCTCCAGTGTGCAGTCCCGGCTGCTCAACACCCTCCGCAGCGTGACAACCGTCAAGCGGTTGTATGATGTGCTCGAGCCCGAGCTGCACCACCTGATCCCCAAGGAGAGCGACAAGAACGCTCTCCTGCCAGCCGTCGCTGCCCCTGTGGTGGACGACCTGCGTAAACTGGGCGCTGACCTGCCCACCATCCCCAAAGCGAAGTGAACCCAAAGCGGCTCGCTGTATGCGGGCCGCATACCCAAGGCACCACAATCGAAGAAGCACTACTCCTAAACAAACAAGTATGCGGGCCGCATACTCAAAGGAGAGACTAACATGAACGCAATGAACACAACCGCTATCACCGCACCGTCGATCTCGTCTGCCAGCATGCTGGTGGAGCTGTCGATCTCCTGCTGGACCGGCCGCCGCAAGGACCGCACCGTGTCCGACGAGGTGACCATGTCCAAGCACGCCAAGTCCGGCGTCGCCAACGTGACCAAGAAGCTCCTCGCCGACTGCGACGAGCTGGTCGCCATCCAGAAGTTCGCATCGAACGTGCGCACCTCGCACTACGCCTCGACGCTGCCGTGGTCGGACAGCGGTATCCGCCTGCTGCCGACGGCCCGGTACTTCGACTACCAGAAGCATATGACCGGGCTGCAGAACGAGTTCGAGCGGCTGGTCGAGGCGTTCCTCGCTGCCTACGACTGGGAGGTGATGGAGGCCCAGACCTCGCTGGGCGACCTCTTCGACCGGGACGAGTACCCGACCGTGGACGCGCTGCGCCACAAGTTCGCCTTCCGGCTCAACTACATCCCCGTGCCCGACGTGGGCGACTGGCGTGTAGACATGGAGCGCGAGGCGCAGGACGCGCTGCGGGCGCAGTACCAGTCCTTCTACGAGGACCAGATGGGTCGGGCCATGGGCGACCTGAACGAGCGGCTGCGTGAGCAGCTGGAGCGCATGGTGGCACAGCTCGAGGTCAGCGAGACCCGCAAGGGTAAGGTGTATCAGTCGACCATCGACAACATCAGCAACCTGATCGACCTGCTGGGTGCAACGAACTACACCAACGACCCCCAGCTGCAGCTGGCCGAGGCCAAGCTGCGCGCCGCGCTCTACGGCGCCAGCAAGGATGATCTGGTCAAGAACCCGGCGTACCGCGAAGCCACCCGCAAGTCCGTCGAGGAAGCCATCGCAGCCCTGCCCGGGCTCGATATGTAAGAAGTAAAAGGTGTTCACATCGCCCGCCGCGGTATGCGGCGGGCATACCAACCAAGGAGAAAGAAATGGGTTATAGCTCAGACGTGGTCATCGGTGTCGCGTTCAAGACGCGCAAGCAGATGGAGGAGGTTCTGGCGGTGTACCGCATGGACCCCAAGGTGCAGAAGCACAACGTGATGAAAGAGTGGAAGCTCTGCCCCGACCACGAACCACCGTACATGGTGTTCACTGGCAACGACGTGAAGTGGTACGATTCCTACGAGGACGTACAAGCGTTCGAACATATCGCCAGTGTGTGCGGAGATTTCGCCGACGAGCGCGGTTTCGAGTATGCCTACCGCATAGTGCGTATCGGTGAAGCAGACACCGATGTAGACGTCGATGACAGCTACGACAACGACGATTACGACCTGATGGATTTTCTCCAAGACAACCTCTACCCCATCCGCCGCATTGACTGCGACCTGTAAACAAGGAGACCAACAATGGCTTTTGCAATCTCAACCGCGAATATCCCTAGCATCTTCAGCTACACCGACGCGCTGCGTTACCATGACCGTGCGGCCCAGAAGCCGTGGCGCAACGGCGGCGAGGACTTCCCCTTCCCCGAGAAGCGGGTCCGGCAGTACGGCGTGCGCAAGCTAAACGACGGGAGCATCGCGTTCCGCCTGCACAGCACCGACGTGGTGACGTGGCACCCTGACAACTCGCTCACGCTCGAGGTGTACACCAGCCAGAGCACCCAAGCCTTCGCCAACTGCCTGCTGCCTTACGGTGTGTCCACCGGCGGCGGGATGACCCGCCTCGAGATCGGCCGGAACTGGAAGGCCCAGAAGATGTATCCCATCGCCGACACCGTGCACATCGCACCGGACCACGAGACCATCGACACACCCGTGGTGTGGGAGAGGCGCAGGACCGACCGCAAGGTGGCCCGGCGCGTGCTGGCCGAGACCCGCTATGCCGAGTACCGGGAGTGGTACAAGCTGATGCGGTCCATGATGACCGAGCCCCCCAAGCTGCTGGGTTTCTGGTCCCCCCGAGAGACGGTGGCGATGCTTGCCGATCAGAGCTTCTGGCATGACCTGATGACGTCTTGGTCCGGCGGCACACCGGACGACGTGCGCTACGCGATCTACGACCAGACCAACGAGCCCGTCTTCTACCACGAGCGCATGCCCTACGTGGTCGGGCACAACGCCCTCAAGAGCTGCTACGCGGTGTCGAAATGAGCGGTATGCGCAACGCATAACAACAAGGAGAGACACGATGACACATGACTACAACCGTCGCACGGGGCTCAGCGCCGCTGTGCATCGCTTCCGAGACGACGCGGCTGTCCACGTAGGCACCGGCGAGACTGCCTACCTCACACCGAAGCAGGCGCGGGCTCTGGCCCGCGCTTTGTATACAGTCGCCCGGGATATCGACAACAGGGCGTTCACCGAGAGCGAGGTCGCTCCGGTACAGATCAAGATTAACTGAAGGAGTAACCAACCATGTTCCACAAAGCACTTACCCCTGCCCAACGGCTGGACAAGGCCGTCATCGACATCATGGCCAAGCCGGAGCTTGTCGCCCTGTCGGGCGTCATGATGATCGGCAAGCGGGAGATCCGCGAGGGTATCCCCACGGCCTGCACCAACGGGCGTGACGAGTTCTATGGGCGCGAGTTCGTCGACGGGCTCAACGACGCCGAGCTGCGCTTCACCGTGCTGCACGAGGTGTACCACAAACTGTACAAACACCTGACCACGTGGCGCTGGATGTTTGATGAGAATCCCAAGCTCGCAAATGTCAGCGCGGATTTTGTTGTGAATATACAAATACTTGACGAGCTCGGCAGGGGTGGCTGGGTCAAGATGCCCGAGGGCGGCTGCTACGACGACAAGTACCGGGGCTGGGACGCCGCGCAGGTGTTCCGCGACCTGCAGAAGCGCTTCCCCCCGCAGGAGGGCGGCGGTGGCGGCCAAGGCCAGCCGGGCCAGTCCGGGAGCGGTATGCCGGGTGGCATACCCGAGGGGTTCGACGAGCACGACTGGGACGGCGCGCAGGAGATGACCGAGGCCGAGAAGCAAGACCTCGCCCGGGAGATCGACGAGGCGCTGCGTGCTGGCGTGCTGGCGGCGGGCAAGACCGGGTCCGGCGGTGACCGGTCCTTCGAGGAGCTGCTGGCGCCGCAGGTCGACTGGCGTGAGGTGCTGCGCGAGTTCATCCAGACAACCTGTGCTGGCAAGGACTATTCCACGTGGAAGAAGCCCAACCGCCGCTACATGGGCGCGGGCTACTACATGCCGTCCGGCATCTCCGAGCAGATCGGCGAGATCGTCGTAGCGCCAGACATGTCCGGCTCGACCTTCACGCCGAGCATGATGCGCACCATCATGGGAGAGCTGAAAGGCATCGTCGAGTCCGTCAAACCCGAAGGGGTGCGTATCCTCTACTGGGACACCGAGGTCTGCGCCGACGAGTACTACGGCGGCAACGAGCTGGACGGCCTGATGACTTCGACCAAGCCCGAAGGCGGTGGCGGCACGCGCGTGTCCTGCGTGTCCGACTATATCCGCGACAAGCAGATCAAGGCCCAGTGTGTTATCGTCCTGACCGACGGCTGGCTCGGAGGGGATTGGGGTAACTGGCATCACGAAACCCTGTGGGTTATCGCCGGCAACGATCGCACCACGTCGCCCGTCGGTAAGACGGTGCATGTGCGAGAGCAGGATATGTAAACAACCCACCCGCCGTGTATGCGGCGGGCATACTCAAAAGGAGTTATGAGATGAACGAAGACCGCAAAGCTGCGCTCATCGAGCGCTACCGTGACATCAACGTCGACCACGACTGGTGGGAGCACACCTACGAGGACTTCGAGCGGATCTGCACGATCCTCGGGATTGAGTTGCACAGAACCTCGACCATGACGCCGCGGGGTCGGGGCAGTCGCCCTGACATCGAGTTCTCCGGCTTCTGGTCGCAGGGTGACGGGGCGTCGTGGACCGGGGCCTACCGGGCGCGGGAGTGGGCATCCCTGCACAGGGTCCACACCTACGACATCGCACCGGCCAAGATCAGGGAGCACGCTCCCAACGACGAAGAGCTGCACCGCATCGCCGACGAGCTCTGTCTGCTGGCGAGGATCTACTACCCAGCCTACGGCGTGGTGGAGCGGGCTGGGCGCTACAGCCACTCCGGCACCATGCGCCTCGCATACTGCGAGCCGGTGGAGGAGGACGAGGACGCCTACGCCGAGGAGGTGCACACCCACGTCGAGGAGACGCTGACGCAGCTGTTCCGGGACTTGGCCGACTGGCTCTATGCGCAGCTCGAGCGGGAGTACGAGCATCTGACCAGCGACGAGTCGGTGTGGGACACAATTCAAGCCAACGAGCTCGATGAGGACGAAGAGGAGGATGAGGACGCAGCATGAGTAAGACACTGGACCGGCTGTGCCGGGAGCTATGGGCGGCGGAATACACCCCGCCGCAGTGGCGCGCAGCCTCCGGCTGGGCCCGAGACCCGGTGCACTGGCTCGCTCTTGAGCTGAAGCAGGCGGGCATGGACACTCGCGAGCGGCTCTGGCGCGTGACGTACAGCGCAGATGCGCCGATCCACACCGTGTCGATCGACCTGCCGGTCAGCGACGAGGAAGGCACGGAGCACATCTTCGACAGCTGGGATGACCTGCCGGAGTGGATGCAGGACCGCATCCGGGCGCTCGGTATGATTACCGGCAAGCCGCCGACAGGCTGGATCGACGGGATCGGCCGCCGCATGTCCGACACAGTTTACTGGGTGGTGGAGTGAGAAACGGCAACAGAGAAGCGGTCCTGCAGCTCACGCTGCGGGGCCTGACAGCCAGAGAGATCGGTGACCTGCTGGGCATCGCCATGGGCACCGTATACGCGCATCGGTATGCGCTGCGCATACAAGGGAGATTGTGATGGCAGGTGAGAGTAACGAACCAAGGTGGCCTATACCTCACGGGTTAAATCCCGAATGCTTCATATTCTTGGCGCGCGAAGAGGTGTTCGACGTGTGGCATGACATGCGTGACGGCGACCTCATGGTTGTTACCAGCCCCGACACCGATCTGTTCGCAAACTACGATTACATACATGCGCGCCACGGTGAACCAGACATAGGCGATATCGCCAAGATGGACCCGCTCTCCATGTGCATAGCCCACCAAATCTTGGAGAAATACTACGATGGCAGCAACGCCAGAAGCAAAGGTCAAAGCCAAAGTCACCAAGCTGCTGAAGGCTAGGGGGGCTTACTACTTCTACCCTGTCACCGGCGGCTACGGTGGGTCGGGGGTGCCCGACATCATCGCCTGCCACCGCGGCAGGTTCATCGGTATCGAGTGCAAGGCGGGCAAGAACAAGCCGACCAAGCTGCAGGAGCGGAACCTCGAGCAGATCAAGCACACGGGCGGCTTCGCCCTTGTCATCAACGAAGACAACCTGAGTGAGTTAGAAACAACTCTGAACTACGTGGAGACACTATATGCAACGAAGTAACACAGGCTTCGAGCCGGAGATCCACTCCGTGCTCGTCACGGACCAGCTGGAATCCATGAGCACGTTCGGCCATGCCGACAACGGCGAGGGGGTGTTTATCCCGGCCGTCGTGGCCCGGGCGGCGCAGATTAAGATCGGCGACACGATCATAGCCTCTCTGGTCCCGAACAACCACAGCAACAACACCCCATGGTTCGCCATGCACGTGCACGGCGCAGGGGAAGAGATCGCTACCGACACGTGGCTGCGGATGTCCGACGAGGCCGTCCTCGCCCTGCTGACAGAAGAGCCGCTGACTACGCAGGAGATCGCCGATGAGCTCAAGGTGCCCCGCACGCTGGTGCACTCCCGGATGAACGGTCTGTTCCGGGCCCGGAAGGTGGTGAAGAGCATGGTGTTCGACAACCCCAACAAGGAAGCAGCGCCGGCAGCGGTGCTATGGGGCCGCACCGTGGAACAGTTTATGGGAGAAGAAGAATGATCGAGAAGCTATTGTTTGCGCTACTGATTGCGTCAGTGGCTATGCTTGGTGTGTCTATGCACCTCACACAGCAACATGTTGACCTGTTGCAAAGCACCCGCAGCGCGCTGGCAGATGAGACAACGGAGCTGCAGGAGCTGCTCACGTCTATCGAAGACCGCGCCGCTGAGTATGATTGCTTCGTGCGGCAGGGCGAGTGGCATCCCGAGTTTGGGTGTGCGTTGGAGCTGCTGGACTAGTGTGGGAACATATGCTATTCGGTATGCTCTACGCATACTGCGTGGTGAAGTATGACACCATGGAGGACGTAGGCGAATGTCTATGGCTCCTGACAAACTGAGGACTCAACATGAGCTACGACGAATACGACGAGTATGAGGGTGATGCAGCCGGGACGGCTGCCGAGATCACGATCGACAAGGACATCCCGATCCCTACGAAGATGCAGCTCGGCCGGCGCTCCAAGTACCCGTTCGACATCATGGACGTGGGCGACAGCTTCTTCGTCCCCGGACGGGACGGCAAGAGCTTCGGCGGCACCGTGACCGCGGCGCGCAAGCGCTACACGGATATGTCGTTCGAGATGCGCACCGTGAAGGAGGACGGTGTGGTAGGCGTGCGTGTCTGGCGCACGGAGTGAACCCCGGGGCCGCCGCGGCGGCCCCTCAACATCAGAAGGAGATAGATATGGGTAAGAAGTACAATGCGCTGAGCTTTGTGCAGCGCAACAGAGTGATCCAAGATTACTTGAAACCTGTGTGTAAAGACTTGGGGGAGGGCAAGCTCGAGCTTCCGACGAAGTCTACGCCGGAGCTGGCCGCAGAAGCGACTAAGACCCTCGGCTTTTATGTGACCAACGGGAACATCTCGGGTGCGATCCGGGACTTGGAGGAAATGGGCCACAAGGTGGTTCGCCGCAACTCGGTGGGGAGCAAGGCGAACATACAAGAGCTCGAAGGGCGCATCGCAGCGCTGGAGGCCCGCGTGGAGCATCTGGAGTTAAAGGAGCTTATGCGTGGCTGGGAGGATGACCAAGACCCCGGACCTGCCTCGGGAACTTGAGGCAGAGCTGGCAAGACTGGGGGTCATGCGCCCCCGGCCCGAACCGCCACCGACGAGACCGTTGCCCGCAGTGTGGAGACCTGCGCACCCCGGCGACGAGCCGCCCTTCTAGGAGAGAGATATGACCTGCTGCACGGAAAACTGCCGACAGGGTCGCAACTGCCCGAACCGCATCAAGCGGGCGCTGTGGCCTGCGATCAAGGAAACGCTGGCACGGCTGGCGAGGGAGAGGACCGATGATTGACCTGATTGAACGCGCAAAAGAGGCGCTGGAAGGCGCAACGCCGGGGCCTTGGTCGTTGTCCCAAGACACCTGCTATTCAGGTCGTATGTCCGGCAGCTATTACCGCGTGTGGGACAATGATTTAAACGCGATTTGTGCCGAAGAATACGGGGCGCACAATGACGGCGGAGCAGCGAACATGCGCCTCATCGCCATGTCACCCGACCTCGCCCGCGCGTTGATTGCAGCGGGGGAGTTGGCGGAGGCTGCGAAAGAGGTGCGCAATATCGCCAACATGGCTTTCGGTGCTGGCACAGAAGAACGCGAAGGTGGGTCAGGGCGGCGACAAGGCAAGCTGATTGATGACTACGAGCGCAGAATTGACGCAATCAACGCCGCCCTAGCCCGCTTCCGCGCCATTGCGGAGGGTAAGGAATGACCT